GCCGATTGCACCGGTGCAGCCAAAAAAGGAAAAGAAACGGAAAGAATCCAAGGTAGTTAAAGCGAAATCATCAAAATCGAAAAAACAGGAAGAAGAAAAGCAGGCAGAACTTCCGAATGACATTCCGGGACAGACAGAGATTGAGAAAGATTTTCCAGAATTGCTTCCAGAACCAGTAAAGATGCCGGAAATACAGAAGAAAGAGCCGGATTGCACCGGTACAATGCAAGAATCTGAACCGTCTGTGGAAAAAGCTGTGGATAATTTGGAAAAGCAGAATCCGGCAGGCAGCAGATGGGAATACATGAAGACCATGGGAACGTATGCAGCATCCCTGTATATGGCAGCATCCATGAAAAAGATGCCGCACATGATGCTCGGTTCGGCAGAATACTGGCAGAAATGGTTAGAGACGGGGGTGGACGAGAATGGAGAAAAAATCGGTAAAAAACAAAGTGATTCATAGTTTTTCAGAGGTGGATCTGACAGCAATTGCAATTCCAGCTATTGCAATTTATAAGTATCCAAAGGATATACCGGATAAATACGTAGCAAGAGTCTATGCATGTAGCAATCCGACGAATGTCATCATGCTGGCAGATTCAGCAGAAGAACTGAGAAAAGAGATTGAGG